CATGCTATATTTGGAGAACGTATACCAGATTATACAGTACAAGTTCCACAATATTTAGGTGGTGGAAAAACACCAATTATGATATCAGAAGTATTAAGTACTTATAAAGCAGACGCATCAACAGATGCACCGCAGGGAGATATGACTGGTCATGCATTAGGTTTAGGAGATAGAATAGGCTTTAAACAATCTTTTAACGAACACGGTATTATTTTAGGTTTATGCAGAATTATTCCAAAATCATCATATGTACAAGGTTTATCAAGATTTTGGCAAAAGTTTGATAAATTCGATCATTATTTTCCACAATTTGCAAATTTAGGAGAACAAGAGGTTTATAACAGAGAAATATTAGTTAAAGGAGATTCAGCACAAGATGACCAAATATTTGGTTATCAGCAACGTTACGCAGAATATAAATATTGTCAAAATCGTATAGCAGGAGATTTCAGGGATACATTAAATTATTGGGAGTTATCACGTAGGTTTACACAAACACCTCTATTAAATCAATCATTTGTAGAATGTTCACCAGAAGATGGAAACAGAATATTTGCATTAAACACAGACGATCATCAAATATGGATAAGTCTTTATCATACAGTAGATGCATTAAGACCAATGCCATACCACTCTAATCCACAATTAACATAATAATATGAAACTAGTAAAAGACAAAGACAATCAAATCATATCAGGTACAGAAGTAGCGTATCAAAAACCAACACAAGATGATCAACAAACATTTAAAGATAAATGGAAAAAACATAAAGACGATTATCTAAAAAATAATACCATAGAAGATATGGTATATGAAAACGGTTCAGCATTAGCACTTTTATATAAAGAAGTACAACGTATGAATTCATTATTAACTACAAAATTACAAGCAGATGACAAAGAATAAAAGTAAAACATATGGACGTTGGGAACAACGTGATATTACACCACAATATAACAGTGGAGAGGTTATAACACAACCAAATCAATCAATGTCAATTAGAGAAATATTATTTCGAAATACACAAGGAATGACATATGACAATTATAAAACACCATATTATGAAGATCAAGCAACATTCAGTAGTATTAGTCTTAATAAAATTCAAGATATGGAAGAAACAGAAAAATTACAGTATTTAGCAGAAGTTAAAGAACAAGTAACAAATCTAAAAACAAAGATTGAAAATCATAAAACAGTCATAGATCAAGCAGCAGCAGAACAAGCAGCGCCAATTATAGAAAATGAAAAATCAACCGAAGATTAGTTAGTATTATAGTTATTTCATTTTTAAAGCACCTGAAAGGGTGCTTTTTTTATGCAATAAAACCCCAAAGCTTACCAAAACTAATCACTTTGTGAGGCATAGGACATACGTTGACTTGATATAGTATGTCCTAGTGACAGTAAATGTCACAAAAAACAAAAAAAACACACAAATGTTACACTATAAAAAAAGAATTAATATATTAGCATAATAAATAAACACTATGATACTAAAAAATATAACATTAACAAGAAAGAGAACAGGCAATCAAGCAACATACGGTCACCTTATAGTAGAAACATTAAATCACGGAGTATTTAAATTTACAACTATTGAAAATACCAAAGAAAAAATTCAAAAAGGCAAGTATCTACTCGATTATACTTTCAGTCCTCGTTTTAAGTGTAAAACATTACAGCTCATGGACGTTAAAGGACGTACTGGAATTAGAATTCATCCCGCTAATCGTTATAATGATCTTAGTGGTTGTATTGGACTAGGCTTATATAACACATTAGAAGAAATACCAAATCAGATATTCTATAGTAGAGCAGCAGTTGAAACAATAGAAAGTTTAGTAAACGAAAAAAACAATTATATCAATATCATAAACAATGAAGAACAAGATACTATTAAAATTAGCAGAAACATTACTACCTAAATTATTAGATATAGTAGTATTATTATTAGAAGAACTATTTAAAATAGATATTAACGAAGATGGTAAAATAGGAAGATAATGGCAATACCAATAGGAGCAATAGTAGGTGCAGCAGCAAGTTTAGGAGGCGCAATATTTGGCAACAGAAACCGAAAAAGAGAAGCAAAAAAATCATTCGAACGTTCAAAAAAAATGTTCGATTATCAAAATGCATACAATACACCATCAATGCAAATGGCAAGATTAAAACAAGCAGGATTAAATCCTGCATTAATGTATCAACAAGGCAATACAGGCAATGCAAGTGGATACCCACAAGCACCAGTAGCAGAAGTTAAAGATATAGGAGCAGGAGCAGCACAATCAGCAGCAGCAGGAGCACAATTATCATTACTTAATAGTCAAAAACAATTAAACGAAGCAAACGCATTAAAAGCAGGAATTGATGGAGCAGCAAGAGCAGGAGATTACGAAATAGCAAAAGAAATGTCAAAGTATCAAATGTCAAAATTAAACGCAGAAACACAGGGCGTTATAAAAAGCACAGAATATAAAGCTTTAGAATTAAAACAAGCAGCAGAAACAGGAATGATAAAAGGAGATAACATAGGAAACGTAGCAAGAGCATTAGGTATCAATATAGGTACACCAGAAGGAAAACAAGAATTTAAAAATACTATATATGCAATGTTAGGTTATAATGCAGCAATGAAGTTAGCACCTTCAGTATTAAATATATTATCAAAATTTGGATTCACAAAAGGAATGTCACAGGGAAAATTTAATCAACAAGCAGATAAATGGTTAAATAACCCCTTTAAAAAGTAAATAAACAATTATGAACAGATACAGAACAAAAAGAAGTTATAAAAGTAAAAAACGTAATAGTAAGTATATATTAGCTAAACGAGGTGGTATTAGAATGTCCTAATGAGAGTAGTAGACAGTGATCACGGATTCTTACCAGATATTATTGCAACAAAATGTGCAAATAGTATTAGATTACAAGATGTAGACTTTCCAGTACCTTGTGGAAAATGTTTACCTTGTCAAAAAAAACGAAGAAGCGATTGGTCATTAAGATTAGAACACGAATATTTATTTAGTGATAGTGCATTATTTATTACATTAACTTATAATCAATCATCATTACCACGCACAAAAGAGGGATACCCAACATTAGTAAAAAAACACGTTCAAGACTATATAAAACGATTAAGATTCAAACACGTACAATATGTGTCAAAACAATTAAAAGTTCCTTATAAACAAGTTAAAAACGTATCAAAGCCAATACGGTATTATGCCGTAGGAGAATATGGCAGTAAAACAAGACGACCACATTATCATATGATCTTATTCAATTATGAAATTTCTAATTTAGCACCAATTACAACACAATGGAAAAATACAGATACTAAAATCACAATGGGTCATGTAGATGTAGGAACAGTTACAGGAGCATCAATTAATTATGTAACTAAATATATGTTTAAAGACTTTTTTAAAAAAGATAAAAGAGTTAGACCATTTAGTTTAATGTCAAAAAAACCAATTATAGGTCACGCATATTTAGAAAATTATGGAACACATCATATCAATAACGAAACATTATTAGTAGCAGATAAAAATGGAAATCAAAGAAGATTACCAAAAGCATATTTACATAGATTATTCACAAATAAACAAGATAGATTAGAATTATCAGAAAAATTATATAAATTGCACGAACAAAAACAATACGAACAATACAAACAAAATATAACAGACAATTACGGTGGAGATGTATTAAAATACATAAAAACAAAAGAAAGCGATTTAAAGCGTCATAAAAACAGTATAAACACAAAAGAAACACTATGAATAGTATATTAACACAAAAACCAAGAAAAAATAAGTTTGATTTATCACACGAAGTTAAACAAACGGCAAATATGGGTACTTTATACCCTTGCTATATTCAAGATGTAGTACCAGGTGATAGTTTCAGAGTAAATACACAACAAATGGTGCGATTTGCACCACTTAGTGCACCAATGATGCACAATGTTGATTTCAAATTAGATTATTTCTTCGTACCCTATAGATTAATATGGGACGAATGGAAAGATTTTATTACAGGTGGTGAAGATGGAAACGATTTACCATCATATCCACGTATAACAGTAGGTAATAGTACAAAAACATCAATATTAACTAAAGGTTCATTAGCTGATTACTTAGGAGTACCACCATATAACGCAACAAACACAGGTTCTGGTTGGGGAGATATTGCATCATCATCATCTGAT